GGGTAATTTTGTAGAGATTTTCCCCAGAACCCTCTGCCTAATTATTTGGCAATACTAATTCCGTACTAATTCACTATTGGATTAGTAGGTCAATTCTGATTTCCATTTAAATTGAGATTCATCTACTATACGAACCCGATACAATAACTCCGGGTAATCTCCGTATATGCTGACGCTCGATCAATTCAAATTGGCATTACCTGACAAGGTAAAGAAGTCCATCAATCAGGAGTTAATCGATCAGATTAACAACACGCTGTCTGATCCTGAGATGTTCGAGAGTTACCGGGATAACCTTATCAGCTACACCAAGGTGATGGCTGATGGGAAGTTCAAGGTCACCAGTTATGTGGATGCGGTTAGGTACGTCAGTTTCAAACTGATGGGCTGTACCAATATCGAGGCGTACACCAAGACATTCCCGGATAAATACCAGCGGTTCATTCAACTGGGTATTCAGGCCAAGGATATTGCTTCGTATGTCACCGCATACAACAAATCCAAGTTGGTGAATTTGATCTTCGAACAAACGCTGATTCCAAGCCATGTGCTGAATCAGGATCTGTATCAACGGGCTTTGAATGTGCAGGCAGATCTGATGATCAATGCCAAGAGCGAGAAGGTGCGCTGCGATGCTGCCAACTCGTTGCTCACGCAGTTGAAGGCACCGGAGGTGAAGAAGGTCGAGCTGGATATCGGGGTGAAGGAGGATTCTTCTATCGCCGCATTGAGGGCGACCACGATGGAGCTGGCCCGTCAGCAGCGGCTGATGGTGGAGAGTGGGGCAATGAATGCCCAGGAGATCGCCCACGGGCGGTTGATTATTGATGTGGTCCCGGAGGTAGTGGAATGAAATCGTATATTGGAACCAAGATGATCATGGCCCAGCCCATGAACCGGAAGGATTACAACGACTACCGTGGTTGGGAAGTCCCAGCTGATGAAGATCCTTCGGATGAAGGCTTCTTGGTTGAATATCCTGATGGGGGTAAGTCGAATCATCCGGCCCATGCCGGCTATATCAGCTGGTCCCCGAAGGATGTATTCGAGCGTGCCTATCGTCTTTCTTCTGGCTTGACCTTCGGTGATGCCCTGCAGGCTTTGAAGGCTGGTAAGCGGGTAGCTCGCGCAGGCTGGAATGGTAAGGGGATGTTCGTCTACTACGTCCGTGCTGCGGCCTACCTGGCTCAGTCTGATGTGGCCAAGGCGTATTTTGGTGAGGATGCTTATGTGCCCTACGCCCCCTACCTGGCCCTGAAGGGTGTTGATGAAAAGGTCAGCACCTGGGTACCAAGCATCAACGATGCACTGGCCGAGGATTGGGTGGTGCTGGAATGAACTCTCCCCCTGTCACCTTTTCGGTGGCAGTCCGGAATAAAGAGGGAAAACCCTGTCTATTCCGGATTGCACATGAAGAGATCCAGACCTATGAGCAGGCGATGTCCCTGACACGGGAACAGCTTCCTGACGCACAGGTGATCCTGGTAGGGGTTGCCTGATGGCAGGGCGTGTGCATCAAGATGGTATGCCGTGGAAGGTTGAAGATTATCTCAACCACACGGACTACAAAATCCGGCCCGGGTATGTGCCCAGTGATTTTGCACTGGAGTTCATCACCTTCATCAAGCTCGTCAATGGATCATCGGGGGAGGAACACAAGACCCCCCTGGTACACTATTACATGCTCGATACCATCACCGATGGAGGCAAGCGGATCATCAACCTCTGCCATCGGGGTATCGCCAAAACCACGGTGATGGGGGAATACCTGTTCCTGTACATCGCCTGCTATGGTGAGCTTCCTGGCTTCGGTCGTATCGACCTGGCTTTGTATGTCTCGGACTCCATCGAGAATGGTGTCAAGAACATGCGGAAGAACCTGGAGTTCCGCTGGGACAATTCGGACTTCCTGAAGCAATACATCCCCCGGATCCACTTCACTGACATCCGGTGGGAGTTTGAAAACGCCGATGGAAAGGTGTTCATCGTCAAGGGGTACGGTGCCAAGACAGGTGTTCGTGGTGCCAAGGAAATGGGCAAGCGCCCCCAACTGGCGGTACTCGATGACTTGATCAGTGACGAGGACGCTCGTTCAGCTACCGTGGTTTCAGCGGTCGAAGATACCGTCTACAAGGCAGTGAACTACGCACTACACCCTACCAAGAACATGATCATCTGGTCGGGTACCCCGTTCAACGCAAAAGACCCTTTGTACAAGGCCGTTGAATCAGGTGCCTGGAGTGTGAATGTGTTCCCGGTGTGTGAACAGTTCCCTTGTACCCGAGAAGAGTTCCGGGGAAGTTGGCCAGATCGCTTCACCTATGAGTATGTAAAGGAGCAGTACGACACTGCAGTAAAGCTGGGCAAGATTGACACGTTCAACCAGGAACTGATGCTCCGGATTATGTCCGATGAAGATCGGATGATCCAGGATCATGACATTGCCTGGTACAAGATTGATGCTGTTCTGCGGAACAAGGGTAGATTCAACTTCTACATTACGACCGACTTTGCTACATCGGAAAAGGAGAAGTCAGACTTCTCCGTGATCAGTGTATGGGCCTACAACAATGTCGGTGACTGGTTGTGGGTGGATGGCGTCTGTAAGCGTCAGCTGATGGACAAGACGGTGGATCATCTTTTCCGTCTGGCTCAAATGTACCGCCCCCAGCAAGTTGGTATCGAAGTTTCAGGCCAGCAGGGCGGATTCATCTCCTGGATCATGGGTGAGATGATGAACCGGAATATCTATTTCCCTTTGGCTTCAGAAGGGAACGATTCCAGGCCAGGTATTCGCCCGAATACGAACAAGCTGGTGCGATTCAATACAGTGGTTCCGTTATTCAAAGCCCGCAAGATCTTTTTTCCTATCGAGAAAAAAGCAACTCCTGAGCTGGCCGAAGCAATGACTGAACTTGGTTTGGTCACACCGGGTGGGTTCAAAAGTAAGCATGATGACTTCGCAGACACCATTTCGATGCTGTCTTCTCTTACGCCATGGAAACCTTCGGAGGAAGCGCCCCTATCTGAGTCGTCCTCACAGGATGGAATGTGGGACATCGAATCTCCGGATGATCCGGTAGATCGTATGGCGTCATATATCGTTTAAGGAAATCTCATGAAATTGAAAGAAGTGTTCGATCAACTTACCCATGGCGAGCTGTCCCAAATGTGCATGGGAGGGGCGGAGGAAGGGCAGATTGTTGAGGCCAACTATCCCAAAGTGGTGAACCACATCAACTTGGCTTTGACGGCCTTATACAAACGGTTCTATCTGAAAGAGGGTAGGGTGGTTCTGGCTTTCGTGCCTGGAAGATCCATCTATCCAGTGCATTCGAAGTACGCAATCTCGAATGCCCAATCGGATGAACCGATAAAGTATTTGCTGGATTCTTCACAGGAATTCCTTGATGACATCCTGAAAATCGAGGCTGTGGAAACAGAAGCCGGGTTCTCAATTCCAATGAATGATGTGCTCAATCCATTGAGCATCATGACGACCAGCCCTACTGTGTTGCGGCTGCCCACTTCCCTGGTCAATCAAGTGGTAAGTCTTCCCGAGGATTACCGTACCAATACCGTGACAGTGGTTTACCGGGCGAACCATCCCAAGATTGATATGACCACCCCCTTCAATCCAGAGAGTGTGGAGTTGGAGCTTCCGGACAGCCATCTGGAAGCGCTTCTGCTTCATGTGGCTTCTCGGGTAAATACTCCTGCGGGAATGGTCAATGAATTCAACGCAGGCAACAACTATGCAAGGCTGTATGAATTGGCCTGTCAGCAGTTGGAGGTGGCGAATTACCAGATCGACCAGAGTAATTCGAATACCCGTCTCACTCAAAACGGGTGGGTGTAACCTGTTGTTTAAAAGCCCCCATCACGGGGGCTTTTTTATTTGGAAAGAAACTCCATCCGTAATTCAAGGATGCTCATATACATCCCCATAACTCGAAACTGTTCATGCAGCATTTGTTGGTACGCTGCATCCATTTCCTGAATTCGGGCTGATACGAGAAATGATTTCAATTTGTCGTGTTTGTCTTTCAGCTCGATGTATTCACATAAAACACGCTGTTTGAAATCGGGAAGATCAGTAACTTGATTTACGGTTTGGAGCATTCTGGTTCCTTGATTATTTACCGGATGATCCAAATCCACCGGTGCCGCGATCAGTATGTCCCAGGTCGTCGGAGAGTTCAAGATTCACCATTGCGACCGGTACAATTAAAAACTGCAAGACGCGTTCATTCGGAATCCAGCTAAAATGTGAACCACTTTTAGTGCGGAGAAACGCTTTCCATTCACCGAGGTAATCCGAATCGATAATCCCGCAGGTGTTATTCAATTCAATCCCGTCACGGGAACCTACGCCGGATCTGGGGAATATCAAGGCAACGTGGTTTTCAGGTACTCGGGCTGCAAAGCCCAAAGGAACAGCAGTGGGGGTATCCCCAAAACACGCGCCGGGTTCCGGCATGTAAATGTCGAAAGCGCCCGCACCTTGGGTTGACTTGATCGGGAGGGTGAAATTGGGATGGATGGGTTTGATACGCATGGTTACTCCTATTTAGTTTGAGAAATAAAACAGCATTGTATCCACACAAGGAAATTTGAATGGAACCAATTACTGAAGTTGCAGCAGTAGATCAACTCCCGTTGACCGACTGGAAGAATGCTCCAAAGTTGGAAGACTTGAAGCGGGACTACGAAGATGCAAAACCTTCTTTCGATGTCCAGAAAACCAAAATTTCGGAATGGCTGGACAACCTGTTTGTGAGGAATAAGGCACAACTCAGCGTGCCCAAAGGCAATTCGCAGATTGTTCCGAAGCTGATTCGCAAGCAAGCAGAGTGGCGATATCCCGCATTGAGCGAGCCTTTTCTCAGTACGGATGACATCTTCAATGTCACCCCGGTAACCTGGGAAGATCGGGAAGCAGCGATTCAAAACCAGATGGTGTTGAATCATCAGTTCAACACCCAACTCGACAAGACCCGCTTTATTGACGAGTACGTGCGAACTTCCGTCGATGAGGGTACTGTGATTGTTCGGGTTGGCTGGGAATATGAGGAACGCGCTGTTTCCAAGAATCTCCCAGTGGTGGAATATCGCATCAATCCGGAGCTGGCACCCCTACATCAGCACCTGGCTCAAATGAGGGAAGAATCCCCCAGCCAGTACGAATCGGATGTGCCCGATGAATTGAAGACGGCACATGAAATGTCCCTGGAACATGGCCAGCCCATTGAACCAGTGATTCTCCGTTATGAAATGCAGGAGGTTTCTGAAGTCATTCATAACCGTCCTACGGTTGAAATCTGCGATTACCGAAATGTTGTGATTGATCCCAGTTGTCTTGGGAATATCAAGAAGGCACGGTTCATCGTCTATAGCTTCGAATCTTGTTTGGCTGATTTGAAGAAAGACAAGAAGTACAAAAACCTGGACAAAATCAATATCGACGGGAATTCCCCCTTGGCTTCTCCCGATCATGCGACGGCAGACAATCTGGGAAATTTCAACTTCAGTGACAATGCTCGGAAGAAGTTTGTTGTCCAGGAATACTGGGGCTTCTGGGATATTCACAATGATGGAGTCCTCCATCCTTTTGTTGCTGCCTGGGTTGGTACAACTCTGGTTCGGCTGGAAGAAAGTCCTTTCCCGGATAAGCAGCTGCCTTTCGTCACGGCTCAATACTTGCCGGTACGCAAGTCCTCTTATGGTGAGCCGGATGGTTCACTTCTGGAAGACAATCAGAAGGTTGTCGGTGCGGTCACTCGGGGCATGATCGACATCATGGGTAAGTCGGCCAATGGTCAAACGGGTATCCGTAAGGACATGCTCGATACGACCAATCGACGCAAGTTCGAGAAGGGACTGGATTACGAGTTCAACGTGAATGTTGATCCTCGGCAGGGTGTACACATGCACACCTATCCGGAGATCCCGGCGTCTGCTCAGTTCATGCTGCAGATGCAGAATATGGAGGCTGAATCCCTTTCTGGGGTCAAGTCGTTTAGCCAAGGTATTTCGGGACAAGCACTCGGTGATGTAGCAGCTGGTGTGCGTGGTGCCCTTGATGCCTCGTCTAAGCGTGAGCTTGGCATTCTGCGTCGTCTGTCAGCAGGCATTATTGAGATTGGTCGCAAGATCATTGCCATGAATGCGGAGTTCTTGAGCGAGAAAGAAATTATCCGAATTACCAATGATGATTTCGTCACTATTCGCCGTGATGATCTCCCGGGTAATTTCGATCTGAAGCTCTCCATCTCCACAGCAGAAGAGGACCATAACAAGGCCAGCGAGCTGTCCTTCATGCTGCAAACCATGGGAAATAATATGGATCCTGCAATGTCCCGGATGATCCTGGCTGACATTGCTCGACTGCGTAAGATGCCCGATCTGGCCAAGCGGATTGAGAACTTCGAACCCCAGCCAGATCCCCTGGTCGAGAAACAACGACAGCTGGAAGTGCAACTTCTGGAAGCCAAGTTGAATACCGAGCGTGCACAAGAAATGTATTACCGCTCCAATTCCAAACTGGACGAAGCAAAGGTTGGTACTGAGATTGCCAAGCAGGCTCAAATGCAATCCGAAACTGATTTGAAGAACCTTGATTTTGTTGAACAGGAATCCGGAGTTCACCAGGAACGTGAATTGCAACGTATCGGGGAGCAGGCACGCAGTCAGGTTGAATTGAAGAAAATCGACCATCAATTTAAATCTCAGGAGAAAAATAAAGACCTCATTAAAGATTTTCTATTGAAACGGAAATAGAATCTGATTTATAGTGCGGGGGCTTTAACAACTCCTGCACTATTAACTTTTGAAAGCACTGATAGATAATGCACTCCACTGAACTGCAACAACTCGATTCGAGTATCAAGCACGCCCAGAAAACGGTTGACTTGGGTGACGCCCTGGAACGCCTGCGTAATAACCGTGATTTCAAGAAAGTGATCGCGGAAGGTTATTTCGAGCAGGAAGCCATTCGCTTGGTTCACCTGCTGTCGGATTCCAATATGCAATCTCCGGATTCCCAAAATTCCATTCACAAGCAGATGATTGCTGTGGGTGGTTTCCGTGATTATCTCGATACCCTGGCAATCCGTGCTGATATGGCCCGCCGTTCGATTGAAGCGGATGAATCCATGCGTGACGAAATTCTGTCGGAAGGGCAGTAATCATGTCCGATATCGAAGAACGGTCCATCCTGGAAATGTCGGACGAAGAGATTGCCAATCTCGATCCGAGTACGCTTGCTCAGGCAACCGAAGAACCGCCTGTGACTACTGAACAAGATCCGGTGCAAGCCGATCCGGAACTGAACGCTGACGAAACCACCAAGGAAGAAGCGGAAAGTGTATCGGGCGAAGGTTCGCAGGGTCAGTCGGCTGATCCGGAAGGCACGGTAATTGAAGGTTCCACTGATGGCAATGCCGTCAAATCCTCGGAAGATGTGAAGGCACCTGAAGCCAAGGGTAATGAAGAAAGTAACCCGAAGCCGAATACCGCACAGCCTTCCGAGGGCGTGGAAAAGCCCATCGACTATGAGGCTGCATACAAGCAGCTGACTGCCCCGTTCAAGGCTAATGGCCGTGAAATCCAGGTCACCAGCGTCGAAGACGCGGTGGCCCTGATGCAGATGGGTGCGAACTACAACAAGAAGATGGCGGCCCTGAAGCCGAATCTGAAGTTGCTGAAGCTGCTCGAAAACAACGGGCTGCTGTCAGAAGAAAAACTCAGTTTCCTGATTGATCTGGAAAAGAAGAATCCGGACGCAATCAGCAAGCTGGTCAAGGATAGTGGTGTCGATCCTCTGGATCTCGATGCCAGTAAAGCAGGCGACTACAAGCCCTCCCGTCATACTGTTGATGACCGAGAACTGGAACTGGATGCTGTCCTGGACGAACTCCAAGGCACTGAAGGCTACACCCGTACTCTCGATGTCGTCAGCAATCAATGGGATGGCCCGAGCAAGAACGTCATCGCCAATTCACCTCAAGTCTTGCGGATCATCAACAGCCATGTCCAATCGGGCATCTTTGATTTGATCGTCAAGGAGGTTGAAAGCGAAAAGATGTTCGGTCGTCTTTCTGGTTTGTCTGATATCGAAGCCTACCGGCAAGTTGGTGATGCGATTCAGGCTCGCGGTGGATTTGATCACTTGGCTCCCCAAGGACAACGAATCCAGCCCAAGCCTGTTGTCGTGGAACCGAAACCGAAGATGGGTGATGAAGGCAAGCGTCGGGAAAAGAAGCTGGCAGCCAGCCCTTCCCAACCTGCTGTTTCTACGAAGGGTGCCGTGGAATTCAACCCACTGGCCATGTCCGACGAAGAATTCAGCAAAACCGTGAATTCGCGGTTCCTTTAATTCACCTTGAGGTAAACACATATGTCTCGCATGTACAACGATCCGGCTGGTGGTTCCCCGTCGACCACGGGTTCCCAGATGAACACCCAGTATTACCAGAAGCAGGCACTGGTTGAACTGAAGAAGACGCAGTTCTTCTCCCAGCTCGCCGATGTCACCTCCATGCCGAAGAACTTCGGCAAGAAGATCAAGCGTTACCACTACCTGCCGCTGCTCGATGACGCCAACCTGAACGACCAGGGCATCGATGCCGCTGGTGCTGTTATCAGCTCCTCGACCTATTCGGTCACCCTGCCGCGTGCCAACCTGGTTGTGGCCAATGCTGCCAAGGTCGCTGCTGCTGCTGCCATCAATGACAATACCTCTGGTGTTGTCGCCACTGCCGGTGCTGACGGTTCGGCTGGTGCTGGTTTTGCTACCCTGACGGTTGTTGGTGGTACTGTCTTCAACGTCTCCACTGATGTCAAGGCCGCTGCCATTGTCGCCCTGAATCTCGGTGCTTCCTCTACCCAGCGTTCGGGCAACCTCTACGGTTCGTCCAAGGACGTGGGTTCGATCTCTGGCAAGCTCCCGGCGCTGTCGGAAACCGGTGGTCGCGTGAACCGTGTCGGCTTCAAGCGCAAGGAAATTGAAGGCTCCTTCGAGAAGTTCGGCTTCTTCGATGAGTACACCAAGGAATCCCTGGACTTCGACTCCGATGCCGAGCTGCAGACGCACATCCACCGTGAAATGCTGAACGGTGCGGGCGAGATGACCGAAGACGCTCTCCAGATCGACTTGCTGAACGCTGCTGGCGTGATCAAGTTCGCCGGCAATGCCACGCAGAACTCGGAACTCGGTGTCGATGACCTGGTGTCCTATGGCGATCTGATGCGCCTGTCCATTGACCTGGACAACAACCGTACCCCCAAGGGCATCACGGCCATCACCGGTAGCCGCATGGTCGATACCAAGACCATTCCTTCTGCCCGTGTCATGTACATGGGTTCGGAACTCCTGCCGACCGTGAAGGCAATGAAGGATCTGCACAACAACCCGGCCTTCGTTTCGGTCGAGAAGTACGCTGCAGGCGGTAACACCGTGACCGGCGAAGTCGGTGCCATCGATCAATGGCGTCTGGTTGTCGTTCCGGAAATGATGAAGTGGGCTGGTGCTGGTGCTGACGCCACGGCTGATGCAACCTGCTACGAAACCGGTGGTCGTTTCGACGTGTTCCCGATGCTGGCTGTCGGTGACCAATCGTTCACGACCATTGGCTTCCAGACGGATGGCAAGTCGGTCAAGTTCGTCATCACCCACAAGGCTCCAGGTGAAGCCACGGCGGATCGCAGTGATCCGTATGGCGAAACGGGCTTCATGTCGATCAAGTGGTACTACGGGTTCATGTCCCTGCGTCCCGAGCGTATCGGCCTCATCAAGACCGTCGCCAAGCTGTAATCGACCGGTGATGTAACCAAGGAGAGAGGGGGGACGGTTCCTCCTCTCCCTTCAATCCTTTCAGGAGTCAAAATGGAACTGCAAAATGATGACGGCATTCAACCGCCGGATGAACTGACCTCGCTCAAGCAACGCGCCGATCTGTTGGGTATTCCCTACCACCCCTCCATCGGTCTGGAAAAGCTGCGTGAAAAGGTGAATGCTGCCGTGACCGAAGAAGTCCCGGCAACTCCCCTCGTTGAAGCACCGGTTGAAGCACATAAGGAAACCGAGGTAGCCAAACGTCTGCGTCTGCGGAATGAGGCGTCTGCCCTGATCCGTATTCGTCTCACCTGCATGAACCCGAACAAGAAGGAATGGGACGGTGAAATCATCACTGCCGGCAATGCTGCAGTGGGTACGTTCAAGAAGTACATCCCGTTCAATGCTGAGGAAGGTTGGCATGTTCCTGCCATCATCTACAAGCAACTGGTTCAACGTGAATGCCAGATCTTTGTCACCGTGCGCGATGGCCAGGGCAACAAGTCCCGGCAAGGCAAGATGATCCGTGAATTCGCAATTGAAGTCCTGCCGCCGCTGACCAAAGACGAATTGGATGAGCTGGCTCGCCGCCAGGCCATGTCCAAGTCAATCGACTAATTTCCAGGGAACCAGATAAATCATGGCAGAAATTGTTCCAATCACTGATTTGACCCAAGCAACGCTTCAGGGAAGCGGGGTCTTCGATACCTTGATGCGCTCCATGAAAGTGCATCTGGAGGCCGAATACCAAAAGGGACGAATCAAGGGGCCGGAGTATTCCACGGTTTATCTGGGATCACTGGAAACGGTGATGCGTACCTCGTTGGACTTCCTGGTTCAACGACAACGTGTGGCGCTTGAAGCCGAGCTGATGGCTCAACAGGTTTTGGTGGCACAAGCAGAGGTGCTGAAAGCCAATGCCCAAGTACAAGTGGCATTGGCTGAAGTACAAAAAACTCAGCTTGAAGTGGAGATCCTTACGCTGTCGAAAGACAAGATCCCTGCTGAAATTGCACAGATTCAAGCGGAAACCCAGTTGGTTGGGCAGCAGCGGACTAACCTGGTAGCCGAGGCTCTGAATATCCCCAAGCAAGGGGCTGTGCTGGACGCTCAAGCCGCAAACTTGCTGAAGCAAGGGGAGATCGCAGACGCTGAAGTTGATCTCAAACAACAACAGGTATTGATCTCTCAAGTTGAATTGGATATCGCTTCAGCAAAACTGGTCAATATTCCCAAGGAAGGTGTGCTGCTGGATAAGCAGGCACTCGATCTTGCAGCAAAAACTGCACTTACTGGCCAACAACAAACCAATTTGATTGCGGAAGAGGCGTTTACACAGGCAAAGAGCCAGCTGACCACCCAACAAGAAGCCAATGCTGTTATTGAAGGCATGGTGCTGACTTCCCAGAAGTGCAAACTGGATGCCGAATATGATGTGTTGCTGGCACAAAAGCTGAAGACTTCTTCTGAAACTAGCTTGCTTACCCAAAAGGTAGTGACTGAACGTGCGCAGGTATCGGCAGAAGGGGTTGCTGCGGATAGTGTGTTGGGCAAGCAGAAAGCGCTTTACCAAGCTCAGGCTGATGGTTTCCAACGAGACGCCGAGCAAAAGGCAGCGAATATTTTGGTGGATTCTTGGAAGGTGCGCCGTAGCACTGACGAAGCGGAATCCGCTAATGTGGATAACATGCTCAATGATAATGCGATTGGGCGCGCAGTTAACCGGCTTCTTGCAGGGGTTGGGGCTTAACTCTCCTGATACCATTTAAGGGAGCCATGGCTCCCTTTTTTATTTACTGGATAAAGCGTATGGGTCTGTTTAGTTCAAAAAAAGAGACGGTCGTTGGTACATCTGTAGTCCGGGTAATGGACGACAAGATTCTTCCAAATGCCATTCGTGCTGGAATGGTAAAGGGTATTTTTGCCAAGGATGGACAGATGACCAATTACATCCTTGAAGAAATGCTTAATGGTATCGCCATCAAAGCAGAGCGGATGTACACATACGGTAAAACCAAATACGAATATGGCCTCCCCGAAATGCGTGTTATTGGTGCTGGTTCCGCCGAAGGGGTGGTTAAACAGCTCCTGGCAGACCAAGTAGGCAAACCAGTTACTGTGTCATTTTTTAAATATGGAGCGATTAACTTGCTTCAGTATTCTTGGTATATCCTGCAGCAGCAGCATGGGTATAACCAGGTAAAGAATGAATTGGAAATTCTCAGTCAGGAAAAGGGATTTCCGGTATATCTGGAAGATATTATTATTGTTGTTCCTGTGGGCGAATTGGATTCTATTAACCCGATGTCGCTGGATCAATGGGGTGTTCCTGCTAATTTGGGTAGTACGCCCAATAGAAACACTTATTTTGAAAGTTCTGCGTTATTTAAAATCAGCGCACATACCCCCATTCAAATCAGTAATGATGCCACGGAAGAATACGCGATTATTCAATATACCTGGAATGAGGTTGTTACTGAGACGCTGAATAATCGTACTGAATCTCGGGTGGTGGTGCATAAAGAAGAGATGATTCTCCCTCTTCCTGATATGGATAATGAAGCCAGCTATATTCAAACGCTTTATAGTTACGATTCGGATGAAGTCCTTGGCCTATCTGGCACAGGAGAATTCGGGCAAGAAGAAACGAGGTACAAGCCCGTTTATCGGTATTTTATTTATAAGGAAAAAGAGGGAACGTACCCGGAAATAGATGCAATATATGATCCCTCATATGAGGGCTTGGGTAGCTTCTTTCCGAGAATATATTTCCGCGACGATAATGCTTCCCTTACCGCAGATAAAACCACGACAGGATATAAGACCAGCAAGAAACTCACCAAATATCTTGGTATGGAATATCAAGATTTGGCGGATGCTATTGCAGAGAATCCAGAAGTGGGGGGCGTGTATCAAGCCATGATCATGATGGCTGTGCCTGGCGTGTCTGATGACCCGGTAGAATCTACTTATCTTTTTGATTTCTTCAAAAAGGTTTATTTGGAATGCGGAGTATCCGGAATAGATTCTAGTGGTTCAGTGAGTAATGGTTCATCTAGTATACTCAATAGTATTGGTGGGTTTACTGGTGGCGGAGGTATTTCTGTGGTTATCCAGGATGCGAGGTTAGGTGTCGCATTAAATATGACCAACATACGTCGCACCGTAAAGGCAGGTAAAATTGGTGATCCTGGTTTTTGTTCATCCTCTGCTGGGACTGAATATATCCAGTCTTCTCGTCTTAATCAGGATTATTTTGTTGTCGAGGATGTAACGGTTGCCGTCCCGTATTATTACTATAAAAAGCAAATTTCAAAAAACACGTATGAATTACTATCGGTAGGTAATCTGCAAACTCGATATAACGTGTATAGGAACTATTACACATCTAGCGGTGAAACTGGCAGTATTCTTTTGGTGCCGTTAGATTACTCACTGACTGCACACTACAATAATAGGGATCGGGAGCTTTTATATTCTCGTTCTCTTCATTATGTATTTAATGCAGTTGAGCGAATCAAAGTGAAGTGGTACCAACAAGATTGGTTTCAGGCATTTGTGTTTATTGCAGCTGTTGTCTATATGGCATTCACTATGGATTTCACTGCATTTCAAACATTAGCAGGTGCCTTAGAAGCCATCGGAGTTATGGTACTGACCTCTAAGGCATTGCAGCTATTTGTCAAAGCTGTAGGGTTGGAAGCTGCCCTTATCCTCGCTGCTGTGTTCTTCATGTATGGTGGCTACAAGTTTTTTACCTCGGGTGTTCAGGGTGCGCCATGGGCACAGGATCTTCTGCGTCTTGCAGCAGGGTTAGCAAAAGCAGGGGCAGACAGCATAACTGAGCTGATGGTTGGACTGAAATCAGAGATTGAAGCCTTTGGGTACGAAACGGCTGAAAAGTCGAAGTTGTTGGAAGAAGCCAATGAGTTGCTGTGGAGTGAGAACATTTTTGCGCCCTTCATCCTCTCGAATGAGACGCCAGATCAATACTTTAACCGAACGATACACAGTGGAAATATCGGGCGTCAGTCTATTGATGCTATATCGGATTACGTTACTCAGTCCTTGCAACTTCCAAAAATGGAGATGCCGGTGTTCCCCTGAAAGTACCCTAGCTGTTGGGAACATTTCCAGTAAAATGCCCCCATGAACAACAAGGAGCGTGTCATGAACAAGATCGTCTGTGCTGTGTTGGTTGGTTTGGTCCTGGTAGGGTGTGCGTCTACACGCCCAACAATGCCAGACCAAAACTATGTGACCTTGGCAGGTAGATGGCTGATGGTGGACTACTGTGCCTGGAAAGGGTGGATGGACGCTGAATCGGCTGCCAAAGGACGCCGGTATATTAATAGTGATATTGCATCCTGGACTTATGACTCTGAGCGTTTAAAAAGGGAAGTAGGCATACTACACCCTGAAACGGCAAAGGTGACCCAAGGGGATTGCCGGAGGATGTCAGTATCCATCCAGGAAAGATCGCAGCAAATTGCAGATCACAATGCCCAATCTGAGATGCAACAGCGTGAAGTGCAGAACATTATTAACGCTACCAAATCAACCCATACCTATTGCAATAAAATAGGTACGCAGGTTTTGTGCAATTCTTTTTAATGAAGGGAAATTAAATGGCGGGCATTCGTGCACCAAATTCTCTGCTGGATTTTCCAGGAAGTAACTCGGACTATTCCAGTTTTTCGTCTTATGGGATTCCACCATATTCTCCCCCCAACGATTACTCGTTGGGTATGTCGAGGCTCCCTACTCAAATTGGTCCCGCAGGTTCGGGATCTGCTGCGATTGCACGCCCTGATTTCTTCAGTTGGGATGGGTTCTTCGGGGGGAAGAATGGTGACGAGACTTCCTTCAATGGCTGGGGTGGGTCGGCGCTTGGGGCACTGCAGGGGCTTGGAAATGCCTACATGGGTATGCGCCAATACGGATTGGCAAAGGATCAATTCAAATTCCAGAAACAAGCATTTGAAAAGAACTTCAATGTGCAAAAAGGCCTCACTAACGCCCGCCTTGAAGATCGTCAACGTGCCCGCGTAGCTGCCAACCCGAATGCGTATGAGTCGGTAGGAGACTACATGAACAAGTACGGGATCAAATAATTATGGCTCAACCAATCACTTGGCGTAATGTGGATGCCCCGTCTTTTGGCGAGGCAAGCCGCATGATGTCTCAGGCTCAAGTTGGCATCAACAGTGGCTTCGGATCTCTTCAGGATATTTTGAAGAAGGAACAGGCTACTGCTGATGCCAACTGGCAAGTACAACGAGACAACAACACCCAGGCTTTCCTGGATTCAATCAACCAGTATCGAACGGCAGAAGAGTTTCAGGCTGCCCTGACATCCGGTGCTCTGGATGTCGGGCAATACGGAGGTCAGATTGATCGTGCTGCGGCGCGGGCAGCCCTCGATGGCCGCCTCTCGATCTTGCAGGACCGCACTACCAAGGCAAACCAGTTTGCTGATCAAGCGGCGGAACGTGATGCGCGTCCTATCGTGGATCGCCTGTCCACGATGGCCTTGTCGGAAGACAAGGATGTGCGCCGTAGTGCCAAGGAAGCACTTGGGATCTACGCCAGTAATGGCATGGTTCCCAAGGCAGCCGAAATCGCAGGCAAGCTGGATCAATCGGATCGCATGTTCGTTGAGCGTGGGCAAGCGGATACCGAGTTTGTTCGTAAGGGGGAGAAGCACTCCAGCGACTTGCTTTCTGCCGCAGCGGATCGGCAGTACAAGAGTGCCCTTGCCAGCAATGCTCGTTCTGCTGGTTCCTCCGCTACCTCTACATTGAAGAAAGAGCTTGCTGCATCTAAAGCTCAAAATGCAGCGGCGGACCTACTGATTAAAAACAGTCCTCTGGATGCTGGGACTATGGATACTTACGCGGGACAAAAAGCGTTTGAAGAGGGGCTTAGTAAGCTCGGGCTTAAACCAGAACAGGTCAAGAGTATTCGTGAGTCGTATGCTAAAGAATTCAAAAATGGGGTTCTTGTTGGTTATGATGAAAAGAACGAAGAAGTACGCATTGGTTTGCCAGTATCTACTGCCCTCGCTGGGGCACGTGATTCCGCAGACAACTGGTACACCCCAAACTTTTTGAATGTATCCAACCAAGGCAAAAGTGCTGTCAAAAACCTGAAGGAGCAAATTGGAAGTCCTACTTATGTAAATTCTCTGCAGCAAGCACTTCAAGCGCAAGGTATGCGGTACCGTCCCCTTAACCAACCCGCGAACACACAATTTACCAAGCAATCACCCTCTGCAGATGGAGCTGCATTGGTGAATAGAGCGATTGAATCTCGAAAAGCTAAAGCTGCTGCTAATATGACTCCCGAGGAATTGCAGATTGCACGTACAACTGGGGTTGTTCCCTATCGAGTTCAACGCATCCTTTTGGAGGAAGATGAAGAGCAGTAATATTTTTATATTCAAATAAGGCGGGGTATTCCCCGCCTTTTTTATTTAGAATGTCGGTCATTCACTCAACCCAGCGAGAAACAGAATATGGCCGATTTTGATATGGACGCTTATTTGCGGCGTCGCCCTTTCAATCCGAATAACACTGATCGGTTACAAGGATTGGAGGCGGCTACTCAATCCAAAATCCAGGCATTATCTCAATACAGTGTTGAACGTCAGGCACAAAAGGAAGCCAACAAGGATTCTTGGGTCAGCAAGAATGATTTGGACCCTGATTCTGTTTCTGGTTCCCTGGTGAATCTGGGTGCTGCTGCTACCTACGGTGCGGGACGCTTTGCTGGCTTTGTGGCTTCTTTGCCCCAATCAATCAATGCACTGATCCATGAAGGCAAGGTTGATCCGGAAGACTGGAATGCCTACAACCGCATGGTTGAAGGTACAGCATCTCCAGAAGACATGTCCCGTCTTCAGCGTGATACCAACGATACGAATGCCCATATAGAAATGGGTAAAACCACGGTATTGGAGCGGATCAATCGAGGAATTGAATCTCGTCAAACGGCCCGAGACATCAATGAAAAAACGAACATCCCTGAGATTCTCCATAACGAGAAGCGTCAGGAATTTCGTAAGGCACTAGGCCAAGGCTTCGATGAGAAGTGGGGCCAGGTACAACAAGGCATGGATGCCCTTTCCCGTGGCGAGGATGGCCAAGGATGGAGTGATATGGCCTCCGGTGTTGGCAAGCTCACTGCAGGGGCAGGGAAGGCTGTTGTAAACAACCCGATGGCTGCTTTTGAATACGCAGTCGAGAATGCTCCCCAGCTGCTTGTTGGTTTGGCTGGTAAGGGTGGACAGGTGTTGATGGGTGCCTCCAATGCAGGCTACGGGGCAGACCTTTTCAACCAAGGTGTTGAGAAGGTGCAAAAGGATACTGGTGGGCAAATGCCAACCAGTGAAGTCCGTACTGAGATTGGTGGTGCAGCTTTTAGAGCCGCAGCAGCAGAACACGCATCTGATATGTTTGGTCTGGCTTTGATGAAGCCTGCTGCCAAGGCAATTACTGATCCTGTGCGTACTGGCTTCAAGCAATCTCTCCTCAATGTGGCTAAGGCAGGTGTAGGTGGTGTTGCTTCTGAGGCACCCACTGAAGGCTATCAGACCTACGAAGAAGGTAATGCGACACTGAATCCTGCATCTGCCAAGGACATCTACGAGGGTGCTGTCATCGGTGGTGTGTCAGGCGGTACGTTATCTGGCGGGGGGCGTGCTGTAGCTGAACTGGCTCAGGCTACTCCGGAACATGCCCAGAAGCGAGCCACGGAAGCGAAGGCACAGGAAGATCAGGTCACTGCGATGATCGACAACGATCCTTCTGCTTACCTGGATCGTGAGAGTAAATCCTACGATCCCATCAAGGCAGCACAGGTATTGTTTGGCCATGCCCAGCTGGAATCGGCTACCCCTGAAGTTCGTCAACAGAATGTCGAGAAAGCACACGACATCATTGCTGGTTTGGAAACCCAACGAGGGGAACTCCAAGCCAAGATGGACCAGCTGACGCCGGAAGGTATTCAGTCCCGGATTGATGGCCTGAATACGCGGATCGCCGATGCCCCGCCTGCACTGGCTTCCCGTATTCAAGAAATGGTGACTTCCCTTGAAGGTGATCTTGCTGCCTTCGATCCCAAGAGCGTGGATCAGAAAGCAGTGAAAGCACTCCAGGCTCAAATGGCCACGGTGGATCGGCAGCTTGCTGAAACCACAAAGCTGCGGGATCAACTTGCTGTTGAAACCAAGCCCAAGGAAGAAGACGTTGATGATGCGGTTGAGCAGGCTGATGCAGCCATCGATGCTTCGAAGCCGGAAACCAGTACGACTGCCAAGGCAGCGGTGGATCATGTGGTTAGCCTGGCCATGGCCCACCCGGATAGTTTCTCGGATGACCATCTGAATCGCCTGGTTCAAAACCAAAGCAATGGATTGAGCGCACCACAACGTACCTTCCTGCGTACCTTGTCGGAAGCACGCATTGCCGAGAATGCCTTGAAGACGATGGGCATTGTCGAGAATGAAGTGATGAACGGTGATCCAGCCAAGAACCAGCTGGGCATCAAGGATTACCGTCAACGGATGCAGGCAGCGATTGTGTCTCGCAACGAAGAGAAGGCCGCCACTGCTGTGCACATGCTCGGCAAGTTCGCCAATGCCCACAAGCAGAAGCTGCGGTTCTTCATGGATCAGTTCGCCAAGGCATCGAAGGCCGGGGCGATCAATGTGGTGCCGAGCAATCAGGGCTGGCAGCTCGCACCGACCCAGGATGTCTCGGCAGCAGGCCAAGCAGCCAATCGCAAGTTGGGTGGGATGACCATTCACAAGGGATCGGCAAAGCTGATCCGCCAGATCCAGGCCGAAGCCAAAGCGTTGGGGGCATCCCATCAGCAGCTCCAGGCTGCCATGGCGTTGCGTTTCGCTACGGAAGATCAGCAGGCTGTGCCTCCGGTCGCGCAAACTGCAGTAGACCAGCCTGGTTCAGCTGTAGCAGTTAACTCCAGTCAACCTAGTCAAGCGCAGGGAACAGCGCCTGATTCGACTCCAGTTGATAAGTCAGTAACCCCTCAGTCAACTGAAGGGCAAACCCAGTATAAAGTGGACAGTACCGTAGACCCGGTATCCGAGGCAACTGCACCGGCCAAGCCGAAGAAGCCGCGTACCCGGATTGAGCCGAAGGATTACCAGAACATCGTCGGATCCATCCTCAAGGTCACAGATGGTAAAGGTATTGCTCCTTCTCTAGCTTTAGATCTTCTGGGAGAAAGCGCCTCTAAGCATTTGGGGAATCTTCGTCATATCGTTAGATCCGATAGCACTTGGAAGTTGGAAGGGGGTAAGTTGATTGAGTATCTCCGTGATGAGGGGTACACCCAACTCAACACCGAAGAAGACCTCAAGGATCTATTGGCAGATCACATGAATGGTATTCCGGCTCGTCCTGCAGAAGTCATGCTGGAAGAAAAGGCCAAAGCCATTGAGCGTGAAGCCAAGAAGAAAGAACAGGCAGAGCGTCGTGCCATCAATGCTGAAGCCAAGGAAAAGGGCATCAAGCAGGCACGGGGCAAGCGTACCCTGGACGATGTGCTGGCTGATCTGGCTTTGTGGGGAGAACAACAGAGTGCTCTGGAAGCAGTAGAGGAGCGTATCTCCATTCAGGCAGAGGCTGCGATGTATGAAGCAGCTGACTCTGCTGAGATCATGAAAGAACTGGCCGAAGTCGTCGGCTACACCGAAGAGGAAATTGAACGTGTCCGCATCGAAAATCGAGAGTCTGAAGAACGCACTCCTGAAGCTGCCGAAGGAACGACGCAAGAAGGTCGTGGAGATCGGGCGGATGGTGGCCAAGCTGAAGAAGGAAAAGGAACAGATGCAGAAGCAGGCAAGCTCCCCCTCTTCACTCAAGTAGTCGATATCGCTGGCAAGAAGTTTGCCGAGGTCTTCAAGGACATCAACCTGATTGCACACAACCTGGTGCAGAAGGTTGGCAAGGACAAGGCTACCCAACGTCCGTTGGTGGCTGCCAAGGATTTCCTGAGTCAGTGGAATGACAAGACGCTCGACATCAAGGCATTGGAAGCCTTTGTCGGCGAGCCGCTGACGCATGTGCAGGAAAGTTTCCTGGAGCACTTTCGCACGACGGCAAAAGGCTGGGAAGAGTCGATCACTGCGAATTTGGTCAAAGGCCAAGTGGTAGCAGGGATCAAGTACAAGCAGGCCATTAAGGAAGCACGGGGCAACAAGGCAGCTCTGGCCAAGATCGAGGAAGAATTCAAGGGCAAGAAGCCGGGGGATGTCACCTACGAAGAGTGGAAGCGCTTCACCAACCCGATCCAGTTCCTGATCGAGCTGAACAAATCGGGCAAGGCCGACACGGAAGAGAACGTCAAGACGGCGATTGCCGCAGCGGCGTTTATGTACGTGGCCGAGAATGCCAAGGCTCCCCAGGTGACCTCCCCGGAGAGGGTCAAGGATATGTTCGGTGTCAGCGAGTACGACACTATCGGCGATGCCCTGTACAACAGGGTAAGCCGTCTGGGTAGCCCGGAGCGTTCGACCATCATTTCCATGGGTCAGCGGGTCACTCAGGCACTGGGCTTGTCGGCCAAGAACGAGGCACATCAGGATTTCCTGGCTCGCCTTGAGGCTGACCTGGGTGCCCATGTGATGAAGCTCCTGGTGGATACCGGCGTAATGGAGCGTACCGTGGTTTCCCGTCAGGAGATTTCTGCTGGGTTGAACCACCTGGAAAAGCATAATGCTGCCAAGCAGGGTGACATGGCTTTCCTGCGCATGGTGCGTTCGGAAGGCAAGACGGCCCGGGATCGCAATCTGAATCCAATGGCAGATCGGATCTCGACCATGGCCAAGGGCACGCAAGGTGTGCTCGGCAAGCTGTTCGGGGTGGAAGCACAGGTGAAGGAGCCGTCCTGGGAGCCGATCAAGGCAGCGCAGCAGACGACGGCCAACACGGATCAGCAGATCCCTGACTTCTTGAAGAAGATCATCCAGCACGAAAACAGTGTGGCCAACTATGTCCGTGGGGATGTCTGGACGCTGCTGCAGGGTCTGGGGGAAGAAGCCTTCCTGGAGATGGCCGGGTACATCCATCCGGATGAAGCTACCATGCACCACCTGTCGATCACGGCAGCCGAGGTGAGCAATGAAGCCCTGCGTCGTGAGCTGGGGGCTGCCATCGACTACTTCGGTACGCTGGAACGGAAAGAAGAGGAAGGCGGTAGTCCGCTGGGTCTGAAGCAGCCGTTGTACCTCGCCCACTCCGTCTGGAAGCAGCAGCGGGTGGGTATCGATGGTGTGATTAGCCCGCAAGCGAGCAAGATCCACCGGTGGATGCTTACTCGTAGCGACTGGCTTACCAAAGTAAATAGTACCGATACCGACATGATGAACAGCTTCTTCCTGCGGGTGGGAGAGGGTCTGGGCGTCAAGACGGACAAGCAGGGCAATGCCGCCTCTTTGCCGTACATCACCGAGATGTTCAACACGAAGTCCGAGGACAAGGAGACACGCGAGAAAGCAGTAGTCCTGCAAGCTGCGGTGGATGCCCTGATCCGTTCCCGTCAACCGGGAGCCGAGATGTCGGCTGAAGACAGCCAGGCAATCCTGGCCGGGGTAGCCAAGGGCGGTGAGAAGATGCACTCGATGGATGCCCTGATCGCCATGGCGAATTACCAGGAAGCCAAGGCCAAGGCAGCGGGCGCAGCCTTCACCTTCGATGTGCAGATGATGGGTGAGGTCGATGGCGTAACCAACGGCCCCATGCTCTCCCATCTGTTGCTGGGTGCTGGCAAGGATGCCCAAGGTTTGCTGGTTCGCCTGAATCGGGGCGGCTTCTTCCAGGAAGGCTCTGGCTTCTCGAACTACAACGTGTGGCGCGGCGAAGCAGGCCATACCGACCTGTACGAATCGACGATTGGTGCCGTCATCAAGCACATCAACGGTCAGACGGAAAAGGCAGCAACCTTTGCCCGTCTGCAGAAGATCACCGGGATGCTCTCCAACAAGGATACCGGTGCCGTTGAGAAGGCAGGGCGTAACATCATCAAGACCCCTTTGACCGCCATGCTGTTCGGTTCAACCGTGCAAGGAGCGGTGGATTCCATGTTCCGGGACTTCATTGCCAAGTCCTATGAAGGGTTCGAAGCCATTGCCAAAATGAAGCCAGAGGATAATCCGGAAGCCGCTTTGGTGGCCTACGTTGATAACCTGAATGCGCTCCTTATGGAAGCAACCCTGATTACCGAGCGTATTCCTCATGGTTCGCTGGAGGAGTTCCTGACCACGTTCGAATTTTCGGATACCCAGACCAAGGCACTGGAAGAAGTGTTCAATGCCAACCTGGGTGAGTCGGTCCAGGCCACCATGGAAACGGCGTATGCCCCGTTCCTGGCAATGCGTAACGTGATCAACGACACGGCCAATGCCACCTTCGGTCTGTACCACGCGGCATACCAGGGTATCCGCCAGACCGTGATCAATGAACTGATCGCCGCTGGTGAAATCACCGTGGGCAAGGATGGCAAGCCGTTGCACGACTTGACCCTGGAACAGGAAAAGCAGATCGATGCTCGGGTGGCTGACCTGAACCCGGAAGTGCAAACCTATATGTCCAAGCAGTCGAAGAATGCCAAGGGATCGGGACTGCACATTTCGAAGTCTTCGCGGCAGCTCTCTCAGGAAAAGGCGTACCAGAACGTTTCCCAGTTCGGTCGCCCCTTCCCGGTACCCAAGGGTGAGTTCGGTTCCCTGTCCCTGCGTAACTCGGCCTACCAGCGCATCCTGGCTATGCCCGGTGTCGCCATGGTGCCGATGATGATTCACTCACTGGACAGCGCGATCTCGCACATAGCCCTGATGGGACGCCAGGTACTGAACGTCCATGACGCACATGGGACTGGCTTGAAGGACTTCATCCAGACGGCCCAAGCACTAAACCAGGCAACCTGGAAGGCAGTGCTCGGTTACTCCCCGGCAGCAGAAATGCGGGATGCTTTCCGCAATACTCTGTTCGGGATGGATGCTCTGTTGAAGTCGGGGGAAAACACCGAAGCGGTGATCGCCGAGATGAAGCAGTACCTCGATGCCTTGGGTGAGAAATACGGCACCTGGGTGGATGGTGTGAAGGTTCCCATGGCCACCAAGGATGTGCTGGTAAAAGTCGCTTCCGCGATGTTCCATGCGGCTGACCGGGCTGACCGGATCAAGTACGAAACCATGTCGCAGCTGCAGCATGTGGACCAGTACGCTCTGGAAGGTGGGCAATACGATGTGACCGATCCCGACCGGGCAGAGGCAGCACGCCTCCTCAAGCAAGTGGGCGATGGTTCCATGCCGGGTAGCGTGTGGAACGCCATCGACCGGATCAATGCAGTGGTGCTCGGTATCAAGCAGGGTCCGATCACCTCGCCGTATGGGGCACTGGCAGCCAAGGGGGCGAAAGCCAACATCCCGTCTGATTCCACGCTGGTCCGCTTCTTCGAAGACAAGGGCACGCGCACCGCAGGCGAAGTGATTGCCCAGATCAAGGGCAAGATTAGTCCGGCCAACAAGGTGCTCCTGAAGAAGATCGAAGCGTTGATCGATTCGAAGTTGCCGGTCCAGATGATCACGGCACGCACGCCGGATGGCGGTACCTTGAGCAAGGAAGCCAATGCTCGGGGCTGGTTCGCCTACAAGGGTGATACCAAGGCAGTCTATGTGCTCAGTCCGGAATTTAAGATGTCTGGTTTGACCCCGGATCTCCTGGTTCATGAGCTGTTGCACGCTGCACTCGCCAAGACGATCAACCACCCGAATACCCCGGAAGCCAAGGCACTGGTGAAGTCCCTGGAGCAGATCAAGGCAGCAGTGGAAGCACACCTCGATGCCCATCCGGAACTGAAAGCCAAGTACCCGATGCAGCTCGATGTGCATGAGCTGGTGTCCTGGGGCATGTCGGATCTGGATTTCCAGCGGGATGTGCTTACCCAGATTCCCCTGGGCAAGTCCTCGGTAAGCAACAAGGTTATGTCGGCCATGATGGGGTTCATCAAGGCGATTTCGAAGTTCCTTGGTTTGCCGTTGACGGTCAAGGATGCTTCCGGGCAGGAAGTGGATAATGCGCTGGCTGCCTTGATCCAGGATGTTTCGGGCCTGTTTGAACAAGCCAAGAATCCGGATAACGGGATGGCGACGGATACCTTCTCGGCCACCATGGAAGCCGTGCAGAACATGACCACGTTCGATGTCTATGAGGCATTGGACGAAGGCAAGGTTGCACCGACTTTCAGTGCCCATCTGCAGGGATTGCTGGGGAGCATCGCCAACAAGCTCCACGGCCCGTATGGCACGTTCAAGCATCTGGTGGAAAGCCAGATCGCCAGCACGCCGAAGGATCTGTGGACGCAGGCCCAAGGACGGAGCCACGCCCCGTTTGGCAGCGCAGCCCTGGCTGCCGGGATTCCGATGAACGACCAAGTGGCGTTCGTGCTGGAACAGGTGGAAGCCTCGGTTCAAGGTGCTCTGGAAGCCAACACGGGCGCAGCCCATGATGTGCGGATTGAATTGACCAAGCTCTACCAGGAAGCCCGTGCCAAGCTGGAAAACAGTACGGTACTCTCCCAGGATCTTCGAGATTTCTTGTTCAAGATGGATATGGGGCAAGGTGGGCGTATTCGCCACCTTGCTCGATTTGCTGCGATGGGTCTGGCCCATCCGGAAGTAAATGCTGCCCTGCAGATCGCTACGGAGCGTGCCCCGATCACGGTTACAGGTAGCTTTGCACACCGTCTGGAAGCACTCTTCCAAAAGGTGCTGGAATGGTTCAATGGCCGCCTCACCCATACCTTTGCCGGCCAGCGTGCCGATGCCAAGTTGCACTCGCTGGTGACCCAGTTGGTTGAGATCGAAGCCAAGCGCAAAGAACCCATCCTACAACGGGCGAGTGCACTGGACTTCGTGGAGAACTCCCTGAAGCAAGGGGCCGCCAACCTGAAGGGCAAGGTTGAGCAGTTCGGGAAGTCGGATTGGGTACGTAACCGCAAGAGCAACATCGTGCGAGCAGCAGGAGCCACCGTCAGCATGGTGGCCGGGGAGCGTACTGAAGCGGTCATGAACCACATCCAGGCTGTCCGTGACCGTCAGATGAACCAGGGCTTTGGTCTGGCCATGGGCCTCATCAACGAGATCCGGGGCATGAACGACGGGAACAAGATGTTCCACCGTCTGATTCGTGAAGCCAAGCTGCGTGAAGGTGTCCGTGAGGATTTGATTACCCACACCGGCAACATCGCTCTGGAGAGCTTTGCCAATCAGGGCAAGGATCTGACCCAGGGTGACAAGGCCGCGATCACGGCAGGATTGCTCCGGGCCGATATCGCATCCCTCCTCGACCATCATTCGATGGACGAGATCACGTCTTTGTTGCGTGACCCGGCTGCACTGGATCAGGAGATCGCTCGGCTGGAAGGGCTGCTTGCCCCGTATCCCAAGACTCGGGGGTACTACGAGCGGTACGCCAAGAATCTCGGCTACAAGCTGGCTACTGGGAAGATCAAGGGGGCACACACCATGATGAATGCAGCCAATATCGCCAGCCTGGCCGGTACGGGTCTGGAGCATTCTGTGGCCCCTGCCGATGTCGCTGCGGCTACCCAGATCATTGATCAGCTGGCTTCCCTCTACGCCTATCGCTATACCAAACCAGGCCACAAAGCTGCCCTGGTGAATATCCTGGCAACGGAAGCTGCCCGGGGTAATGAGAGTGGGGTGGAGATGGTGCTGAAGCTGCACAAGTCGCTGCAGCAGAATTCCAAGGAACGCCTGTTCGAAAGCTCGGAAGCCCTGATGATGAAGGGCTACACCCCCGAGATCTACGACCCCAAGAAGGAAGTGGTTGTGGCGACGGAGCAGGACGGCGCGAAGCTGGAAGCCCAGGGCTACGTCAAGGGCAAGCAAGTGTCCGTCGATCCCCTGGATCCGGATCGGAATCCCCGATTTGTGTACAAGCGCGATGGGGGCGGTCTGCGTCCCTGGCTCTCGGGGATCTTCTCCTATACCGGAGAAACGGCCAAGGGTTCGCGCAGCAAGACGGACAATGTGCAAAACCTGGCACAGTGGAAAGCCAACAAGCAGGATCTGCGTCGGATGGCATCTGGCAAGCGGGCTGCCCTGCAGCGGGAATTCCGTCATGATCCGAATTACGATCCAGACAAGGTGAAAGACAACTTCGCGGCCCCGGTGTTGAATCCGCAAGGGGATGTAGTGGATTACCGCTACCTGATGTCGGAAGACAACAAGGATGATCTGCTCAACCGGGATAGTCGTTTTGACAAGGTACTCGGCTTCTTCGCCGGCAGTATCTACGACAAGGAATCCACCAAGGAGAGCAACCGCAAGGCGGTCCAGGCACTCTATGATCAGTACCAGGCTGACTTTGCGATGCGCTCGGAATCCTATCGTCGTGTGGGTCCGGACAGTAATGATGAAGAATTGCAGGGTATCTACCGGATGCTGCCGGAAGACACCAAGCAGGCGATCAAGGACATCTGGGGCACCGAGCACATGATGGTGCGGAGCGACCTGATGGACATCAACTTCGGCTACCGCAAGATCAGTATGACCGATGCGTTCCACAAGGAACACAAGAATGTCGCCGAGCAACTGTTCACGGGACTCTGGACGCACGTATGGGGCGAGAAGGCGGAATACAACCTGCGCCGTATCGAAGATGTGTGGCAGGAGATCGCGACCGAAACCAAGGAGATCCTGGTCATCAAGAACCTGAGCACCTTGATCGGTAACGTGGGGAGCAACATCTCGCTGCTGTATTGGCAGGGTGTTCCGCTCAAGGACATGGCCCGGTATCACCGCATTGCACTCAAGGGTGTAAGCAACTACCGTGCCGACTCGGCTGCATTGATTGATCTGGAAACCAAACTGGCAGCGAATTACATCACCACCAGCCGGCAGGAGATGGAACGGGAAATCCTTCGTCTGAAGGATGCCCTGGCCCATAACCCGGTGAAGGAGCTGATCGATGCCGGCTTGATGCCGTCCATCGTGGAAGACGTATCTCCTGATGACGATATGTACTCGTACAAGTCTCGTCTGGTGCATTACGTCGAAGGACACACCTCCTCGGTGAACAAGCAGGTGATGTCTGCTGCTCGGACGGTGTATATGGCCAAGGACACGAAGATGTACCAAGCCCTTCGCCATGCCACTCAACTCAGTGACTTCGTGGCGCGTTACGCCCTGTACGCTCATGTCACCACTCGTCGTCAGAATCCCCTGAGCAAAGAGGATGCAGTTCAACTGGCTTCGGATTCGTTTGTGAACTATGACTTGCCGTCACATCGCAAGCTGCAGTACATGAACGACATGGGATTTGTCCGGTTCACCAAGTATTACCTGCGGATTCAGAAGGTGATCGCCAATTTGTATGCAGAGAATCCGGGACGAGCAATGGCCCTGTTGGCTACTGAGGCGTTCTTCACTCAAGCACCGATGTTGACGGACTCTGGATTTACGCATCGGCTAGGGAATAACCCGTTCAGTTTGGGTGCACTGGATTATCCGGGTGTATTGGATGAGCTGGCGACCATCAAGCTGGGAGAGAAGTTCATTCCATAAAGTTAACTGGCAATTAAAAGGGCTGCGTAGGAAACTATGTGGCCCTTTCAATTTAGGAGAACCCTATGGACGACTTGCAGAAGATTCAGGATGAGATTGCCCAACTACAGAAACAAGCTGAGAACATAATTGCCCAGCGTAAAGCTACGGTGATCGAAGAGATGAAGACGAATATCCGAACCTACGGTATTACTGCCCGGGATTTGGGATTCGTAGATAAAGCGCCTGTTCGAATTGTCGTGCCGGTGAAGTATCGGTGGAATGATCAGACCTGGACCGGACGCGGACGCCAACCGAAATGGGTGGATGAATACCTTGCTTCTGGGAAGAAGCTGGAAGATGTGTTGGTAAAGTAAGGCCCATTAAGGGAGGGCACGATGAGGTGCCCTCCGTTGATGGAACTAGTTGCCGTCGAGGAGTTCCTTGACCATCAGGACGATGACCAGAAGTACGGCACCACCCAGCAATGCTGTGCTTATGATGGCGCTCAGGGCAGTAACTGCTACCCCAATCCCGACAGCCAAGCCGAACGCCCCAAGCCAGAGTAGGGATACCCCAATCAGTTTGAGCACTTTCAGCATGGCTGGGAACCCGAATTAGCTACTGAACAGGCTGACGGTCTGCTTGGCTTCGGCAACGACTTCCGGTTCAGCCGGCACGTTGACCAGTTCTTCGGCCTGGACAGGCGGAACATCTTCGGCTTCCACGGTAGTAACGATGGCCGGGACCAGTTGCACCACCGGTGCGGGAGCACTGCAAGGGGCACCTTCATCCAGGCTGTTGGTGAATCCCGGGATTTCGACATCATCGATGGAGATTTCAGCCGAGATACCAGCTTCCTTGCGGCCTGCGGTGAAGGAGATCGACAGATCCTTGCCATGCAGGCTGATGCCTTGGGCCTGGACGTAGGCACGTAGTGCCAGTTCGATTTCCATTTGTTTGAGATTGATGATCATGGTTTCTTTCTTTCAGGTGGGCTGCATGAACGGCAGCAGTTGTTGAAAAGAGTTGCAGGACAATCCTGCGTAAATGGCAGCAGTGGCGTCGGCCATGTGCTCTGCTTTCGCTTCGCTGACCTTGGTTTCGCCTTTCTGCTTGTAGACGGGCCAATTGGCTTCCGGATGGCGTGCCATGGCCCACTGGATCATGTCCAGTTTAGTGGCCGTTTTCTTGCCGACAGAAGCCATCTTGACTTCGGTAGGGGTGACTTCGAAGAACGGAATCCCAGTTGCCCGTAGTGCGCCCAGGACACCCACACAGATACCGTAGGAGGCCATGGCGCGAGCGGACTGGCTGCCTACCGGAACTTCGACGAAGATCGCCTGAGCACCCTTGGCAGCAGTCAGGGCTGCCGTGCAGAGCTGCTTGGCTGATTCCAGGTCCAGGCTGTTCTGCCTGACTTGTTTCCCTGTGGGCAATTCCGGATTGATAACATCGACTTCTTCAATGTGAATCTGGGGTTTTTGCCCCGGGATCAGTATCCCTTTGGAGATTCCCCAGTTTCGTAAGGAAGGGTCGAAACCAACAATCCGGATGCCCCGCTTAGTTACTGGGGGGAGTGGGGGGTACATCGGTGTACTCGGCCATGAACGGCAGAGTGCCGAGATAGTTCAGTGCCAAATCGAGGCCCAGACGGAACCCACTGAGGAATTCCCCTTCAAGGGTATGGTGCGTGGCATCTTCCCCTTCCCCAATCATGATGTCCATTCCTTCCGGTACCACATGCAGGTGCTTGATGGTGGCCACCTGACGCATGTGCCAGTCAGTCAGCAGGGCAACGAAATTGTCGAGGTCTTCCACAGGCAACAGTGTATTTGCCGGGAATTCTGTTTCCACAATGGGGTCGGTCATTCTGCTTCCTTCGAAGACGGGGGGATCAGGTCGGAAAGGATGGCGTACAGACGGTAGCCTTCCAATTCCCACAGCTTGTCCTTGGCTGCAGCTTCTGCTTTTCCTCGGGCAACCTTCTCGCCTATTTCAGCATTGAAGTTTTCCGGGGAAACACAGGCACTGTGTCCGGTGGCCAGGTAGAACTTGCCATCCAGGTAAGCATGGGCGAACGTCGAGGTCGTGCCTTCCGGAACGACAACGAAGTACGACACGCGAGCCATCAAGGCATTGATCAGATGCACCGAAATACGGGGTGCATTCAGCCCTTTGTCTTGAATTTCCTGCTCAATAGCTTGGTCATTCATGTGGTGCTTTCAAATAAAAAAGGCCAGCCCATTGCTGGGACTGGCCAAGGAGGGAGGTACTACGGTGAAACTGGAGCGGGTAGGCGGGATCGAACCGTCGTAACCGGAGTGGAAGTCCGGTGCTCTACCGATTGAGCTATACCCGCTTGGGTGATGATCGTTTCAGGTAGTCTGCTTTTGAGCCTTATGGGCCTGCTGGACTTGAACGATTGTTACCAGGCTTAACCGATCATCGTGAAACTTAGCCGAACAGGCTGGTGGTTGGCTTCTTGGTGGCAGCAGCCGCAGACGGAGCACCCCCGAGCTTCGGCACACCCGGCAGACCTGCTGCGGCACCCTTGGCACGATCCTTGACCTTGCCGGTCCACTTCTGGTCCCAGGCATTGATGAAGGTGGCTTCTTCAGCCTGGGCACGGATTTCGGCAGTGGTCATGCGGTCCTTGGCACGGAAGAACTTGTCGATCTCGTTCTCTTCACGGGTTTCACCCGTGGCTTCGTACTGACCGGTGGCTTCGTTCTTCTTTGTCTTGTCGACCGTCTGCTTGATGATGCCGGCGATGATTTCCTGGCCGATCAGATCCATCAGAACATCCACCTTGGTCGGCACTTCGGCCTTGGCTTCTGGCGAGTACAGGTTGATGACCTTCTGCTCGGTTTCCATCTGGGAGATTTCCTTGCCGACCGTCAGCAGGCACAGTGCGTTGGCGTGTGTGAAGCCAGGGAGGTAGTGCTTTTCACCCTTGCTGTCTTCGTAGTAGTTCTTGCAGCCCTTGGCGGTACCGGAGGTCATCCAGAGGGTCTGGCGAACATCCTTGCCGTCAGCGGTCTTCAGTTGCAGCGCGAGTGCCATGGCACCACTGGCAGCTTTCTGCAAGTAAGCCAGGGAGATGGTGAGGCCGTACAGGGCGGAATCGAGGGGACCGGAACCACCGATGGAATCTTTTTCGTCGGCGATGGCGGAATCAGTTGCGAGGTTTGCGAGGAGGCTCATGTGAGTTTTCCTTTGAAAGTTGATTGGGTTGGTTTGAATCGAGAGAGGGCGGGGTGTTACTGGCGTCCGTGGTTTTTGTGGAATCCATGGGTCTGCTCGGCTTGTTTCCGTGCAGCTACAGCATCTTCAAAGGTATCGAAACACCCTAAAGATCGTTGTTTCGTATCCACGGTGATATACGCACGCCACTTTGACGTTTGTTTGTGGAACGACACTCCCGGTACTTTGGTAGTGGAATTGCTGAAGCATTTCATGTTGCGGTGGTTGTCCTGTTTAGGGACTTCCCGCAGATTGCTGATCCGGTTATCTGCCCGATCCCCATTGATGTGATCGATGAAGTCAGGCCAATAGCCATTGGTAATGCACCACGCCAATCTATGCGCGTAGTAGTGTTTGCTTCTGAAGCCAATCACTAAATATCCCAATTTTTTATGTAGACATCCTGCAACTTTCCCGTTGAAACGGGTAGTTTTCCAGGTGAATACTCCGGAAACTGGGTCATAGTTCAGGGCGGCACAAACGTCATTCACCATAGTAGGAATGGAGCCGGTTCATCACCAGCTGCGCGTTGTTGTCCGTGAAGGTTTCCTTGGTATCAAACATGCCCAGGGGACCGCGCAGACGTTCACCAACCGTTTCCTTGGTGAGCTTGGTTTGGAAGACGTACTTGAAGCCAAGTGCCTGTTCTTCCGGGGTGATGGTGAGCAGATCGGATTGGTAATCCTTGAGTGCCTTGAGGGCAACCTTCTTGGTGGCGATCACCAGAGAGAAGTAGGATTCAATCCCGTTATTCTTGGTCGCGCCCTTCACCGGTACCTTGGTTTCCATGACCATTTCCGATTCGTTGAGAGAGTCGGAGGTATGGGCGAGGAAGATGACGTTTTTCGTGGATTTCGCCACGTAGGTCTGCATCAGGTTGCGGAAATACTGGGCGAAATCTCCCCAGGCTTTCTGGCCATTCGCTGCGTTGTACACGTACAGGGATTCGTACATGTCGAGCAGGTAGGTCAGGGTGTCGATCACGATGGTATGAACATCCTGCATGTTCTCGGCAGCGTCGAATGCTTCGTAGACCTGCAGGGGATCGGTGATCACGAACTGCTTGAACTTGGCACGGAAGGGGAGCTTCTTGCCTGCTTCGCAGTTGAGGTACATCACGCCTTCCGGGTTCTCCAGACCTGACAGGCAGGCGGATTTTCCGGTAGCAGACTTGCCGGCGATGAGCACCAGGTTGTCGTTGACGGGATGGGTCATGTGGTTTCCTTGTAAACGGGGAAGACGGCCCGTAGGCCGCCTTGTGGATAGATCGTAGATGTGCCCGGAGGGCACCTGCGGTCAGTTGTCGAAACAGAAGATGATGCGTTGATCGCTGTCGGGTACATCGGCATTCAGGTTGCCAATGATCTCTTCCAGCCGATTGATGTGGTGCTGTACTATTTCCATCGTGGCCCCCTTCGCAGGGGCAATCAGCAATTCGGCGCGTTTGGGGGCCAGTTCTGCCAACTTGGCTTTGAGTTCTTCACGGGTGAGGTAGCTGTGGGAATGTCCATCATCCTCCCATTCGTCAAAGATCGTTTTGACTTCAGGGGAGAGTTCATCGGGGATTCCCTTGGCAGCGAATCCGTAAGGAACATCACAACGGACATCTGCCAACAACCCGAACAGCCAGTAATCCCTCCCCCGATTGGGGAAGTTGTTCATGTCGTGGTGTTCGTAATCCGGATCCTCATCCTTCTCGAATGAGGCGGCCTGATCACACTCCCACTTTCCGTCTTTTTTGGTTTCGGAATACCAGTGGATATCGCATCCCATTTTGGAAGCTCCTACTAAATAGCGAAGGGCATCCAGGTAGTTACTCATCCTAGATGCCCCTCAGGGTTTACCGCTTGGAAATGGCCTTGCCAACCGAAATCATGATGGTGCTCATGATCTCCACCTCGTCCAACTTGTCGGCAATCTTGTCGTTCAGGCTGACCACCTTCTGACGGATTGCTTCGAAGTCGAAACCAGCATCGACAAAGATCATGGCGTAACGCAGCAGCATGTTGTTGCGGTTGCCATCACCGATGTTGTTCAACGTCCAGCGTTCCAGGTTGTCCATGGATTGCTGAGAGTTCAACAATGCCTTGCGGTCCTCGTTCTTCGAGGTCTTCGGAATGAAGGGCAGGGCATCCAATACTTCGCCATCGTTGTACTCGTAGTGGCTGCCATGCGACATCCACTTGCGTGCACGCTGACCAGTTGCCGTATCGACTTCGAAGGGCAACCACTCGTAGATGTTGGACATGAATTCCTTGAAGTCCTTGGCATCCAGTTCGAGGGTGTAATTGATCGGCAAGATGATGCGGAAACGGTTCTCTGTTTCCGTGTGCCGCTTGGTCGTGTACATCAGGTACTTGTACCCCTTGAGCAACAGCTTCGCCGTGCTCATGGACACCGTACCATCGACATCTACTACCACCATGTTGAAACCAGGGATGCAGTTTTCTTCGTTGCGATATCCACCGTTGAGATGGTGGGAAACCCAGTGCATCCCGGGTGCTTGGGTCAGCTTATGAAGCTGGTCAAACGGGGCAAGCTCATTACGGTAATCCGTCGTGATATCGGCGCTGTAACTCACCACCATCTCTTCCAGATCGGTTTCCCGCAAGGTTTCACCCCGGATGAACTCGATTCCATCGGCAAACGACTTCTTGATGACGATGTTATTCTTGTACCCGTAGGCGATGGCCAGCATCATCAGCTCGTTCTTCTGAGCCGTGCCTCCCTTGTAGAAGGGCAGATCTTCAACCAGCTCGGCTTGCGTGACATCCCGTTTCACGCCGGCCAGGTATTTGGCCAGCTTCATGTAGGGGCGGTCCCGATTGAGCATGGATTGGAAGGCGGCACCAGATTCTTCGGCCAACTTGATGGCGTTGTAGACGTGAGCCTGGGTCACTTCCGGAGAATCATCGATGAAGGCGTAGGCACCTGCCAGCTTGAGCACCTTGAAGTACCGGTGAGCCAGCTCGGCTTTCGACATATCTTCATGTTCAGGCAACTTGGCAGCGGCCTTCTCACACATCAACTTGTATTCAATCAGCAGAAGGCTTGTGGCTTCCTGAATGATGAGTTTCTTGTTGACGTTGATCACGTCAGCCAGATTGTCCAGTTGATCGGAAAGCTTCTCCAGGAAGGCACTGTTGTTCTGTGCCGTACTCCGAGCAAAGATTTCCTGTGGAGTCAGGTCGGTCTGCCGATGTGTGCCTTTGATGTAACCAAAGAAGCATCGACGGGCATACCCCGTATCAAGGAAGCTGTACAGCATCTGCTCGGTAGCCGCCCCATCAAACAACTTGGAAGGGGTACCGAACATCATCAGGTTGGCTGGTGTGGTACCCCGGATCTCTTCCAGTCGCTTCGCATCCGAGGTGGATTTGACGAGCTTGGTTTTGATCTTGCCCTTGTCGAACAGCTCAAGGTATGGCCCCAGCACTTCAGCACTGGCGGAAAGGTTGGTCCCGATTTCATCGACTTCCAGAGACAATGCACCGGCATCCACCATCAGGAGGTGATGGCGCATCTGCTTCACAGCAGGTGCTGTGGCTTCGGAGAAGCTGAACAACATGGGGCCGGTACTGTCGAATTCCTTTTGCACCCGGACAAGTTCTTCATCCGGATCGGTACCCTTGCGATTGGCGCGAGCCAAGCTGAGTTTCGGCAGATTGATTTCAGCCAGCAGAGGAAGGGTTTCCTCCAGGAACCGGCGACGGAACTGGTTGAAGACTTCTTCTTCCAGAATGTTGATGGAACGTCCCTTACCGAAACCTGACGGAGCCAGGTTCAAGGCATACAGGTTGACTGGGATGTTCCCCATGTCCGGCGTTTCAATGAAGCAACGCATATGCGATGCCGTGTTGGCGAAGTAGTACGCCACCAGGACTCGGAAGAACAGGGGTTCCAGACTCTGCGTGCGATTGCAGATGGTTTCCACCAGCTTTTCCGAGGTCGGGTGGTATTGCATTTCTTCAATGGAAAGCATGTATGGTCCTTAAAGGATGAGATCCCCTGACGCAATCAGTGCATCTTTTTGGGTACAGACGACGAAAGCAGAACAGTATTTGCAGGCCATGACCTGCCCAGGCTGCTCAACGACGATGCCGACGTTGCCGTCTTCGATGGCACGGAGTTGTGCATCGTGGTAGTTGTCGAAGTTCTTGGTACTGCGGCTACGCTTTTCGGGGTTCTTGTAATACTTGAACACCGGTTCGCTACGCCACAGATCCTCATCACTGCACAGGGGGATTTGATCTTCCGGGGCATCCCAATACTGTTCGACTTGGCCGAGCTTGCGTTTGACGAAGGCATCGGTTTCCGGCACCGGCTTCAAAGGCAGAATGCGTTGCATGATCCGCTGTTGTGGATATTTCGGATCCTGCATTGCCTTGGCTTTCGACCAGTCAGTGAAGATGAATTGGATGGCCATCTCATCTTTGGTGATCAGCTTCGGATTCAGCCAGCGATAGATGCTCCCCTGCCAGGCGTGCTTTTCGTCATTGTTGTGACTCATGGCAGAGTAAGTCGATGTGGATTTGAAATCTTCCACACGACCATCACCAACGAAGTCGTACTTGCCTGACACCAAGAACTTGCCAACTTGCTTGTGGGCACGCTGTTCCAGGTAGATGGGAATCAGCCCATCCGTCAGTTCTTCTGGTTTGGGATTGATGCGGATCTTCTCGATCACCCTTTTGGGGTAACCCAACTGATCCAACGCAATCCGGTAGTTGTCCTTCCAGGCACGTTCGATGGCATCGTGAATGGCGGTTCCCATGCGCGAAGGCACCAGATTGATCAGTTCCGTAGGGGTCACATCTTCCGGAACTCGGGCGCTGAGAATGATCTGGCGCAAAGGTTTGATCAGTGCAGTGGCAGAGATGGTGTTGCTGTCGTGATCGTAAAAATCACTCGCTAAAAACACTGCCAATGACAGAGGTACGGATGATGTATTGGAGTATTTCATTAAGAAGTCCTTCCGTGGTTTTGGTGATATCCAAGGGATTTTTCAGCCTCTTTTCTGGCTGAAGCTGCATCAGAGATGCGGGCGAAATACCCAATAAAGCGAGGCTTACTCTCAACGTAAATACGTGCCATCCACTTTTGTTTTCGCTTATCCCAACAAACACCCACAACCCCAGAGGAGTTGTTTTTTGATTTCGCGGTGTTTCTTTGGTTATCGGTAACAGATACTTCCCGGAGATTGCACCAACGAGTGTCTGAACGAATTCCGTTTATGTGATCAACCTGTTCAGCAGGATCCCTTCCTGTCATGTACAGCACGGCCAAACGATGGGCGTAATACAGTTTTTTACGTACACGAATCTGTACATACCCGTTGCGGCTATATCCTGCTTTGGTTCCTGCAGGTATTCGCGAAGATGCTTGGATTTTCCAAAAGAAATCTCCTGAATCTGGGTTGTATTCCAGAATATGTTTTAACTCAGACTGATTCATTGGTGCCTCTCAGGTTATTGGGTCGCGTGATTCAACTGGAGCCACCGGGTCAGGGTGTCTCTGGCTTCACGGATATCGTCGTATTGCGACTTGCCCCCAGTACGTACACCGGACAGCAGCAATTTCTTGCTGGCGTGGTGAATGGCACCCGAGGGGTCTTGCACGTTGAAGAGTTGGTGGATGGCATAGACATCCACTTCGGTCAGGTTGCCCACCGACTTGTAATACTTGGGGTACTTCTCGGACATCGACTCTTCACCCCGGTCAGGGGGGAAATGTGATGCTTTGAGGGATGTGCCCTTGTCTGCCGAATTGAGTGCGCTGCACTCTTCGCAGAAGTCGTCATTCGTACTGTGAATGGGGTTGGTGCAACCAATGGAATGGCAAAGGCCCAGCATGGTATTTCCTTGAAACGAGTTATTCAGTTATGCAAAGAAGCTCCCCGGAGGGAGCCTCTTGTTTGCTTCAGTTCTTGGTAAAGCTGATGGCTTCGCAAACGCCCCCAGCACACGCGGCTTCCCCTGCCAGATCAATTTCGTTGCCGTTCATCTCGATGATGTGGCCGATGTTGATCCCTGCGAGCAACGGCAACATGGCCTCGTATTGCTCTTTGGTGATGTCTTCAAAGGGTGCCTGGGGATAGTCAGCAGAACCGAAGAACGGCATGACGGAAATACCGTTGTAGCTGCCACGGTGGTCCCACATCCAATCAGCCAGATCCGCCCATTCGTCGGACTTCACCGAAACGGTGCAGCTGACGTTGTGGCGGTTGTCCCCCTTGATGTGGCCGCTGTGCACCCAGGCTTGCGAGATGTCTTTCACCCGCTCCAGGAACTCATCCATGGTTTCATGGCGAGTCGTGGCCCCTTCCGGTGCTTTCTGGGGGAAGCTCAATACGACCTGGTTGCTGTCGTAAAGGTCTTCCTCGACAAGTGCCGGAACGGCACGCTGCATGTACTGAGCCAGTGCTTCGTCCTTGCCGGCACGCATACGACGGATGTAGTACGGGGCGTGCCAGGAGTGAATGCCCGAGGATGTACCAAGAACCAGGGAAGAAGTCCCTTCCGGTTTCACGGTGGTAATCCGGGCTGCCGGATTGATACCGATCTGCTTGGCAATTTCCTGGTTCATTTGGATTGCCGAGTGAGCGGCGACATGCTTGCTCAGGTTGTCGATATTTCCGGAAGCAATACCGGTCATCGACACGCCCAGCAGGGCATCCTCTTCGCAGGTGATCTTCCACTTCGGATTGAGATAGTGGAAGTCGGTGTAGCCAGCTTGCAGTGTGCCGATGAAAGCAGCTGCAGCAGCAGCCTGGTTGTAGTCTTCCTGGCTGTGGATCGCGGACACATTGATCGTAGTCAGATTGCACATCTGATACGGACGGAGTGCGATTTCACAGCATGGATTCGTGCCCCAGTCTGGATTGTTGGTCCAGTACACCCCGGGTTCGCCACATCCACTGGCTTGGATGACTTTCATCAAATCACGGAATTCTTCTTCCGAGACTTCACCACGCGGGAGCACTGCCGAGTTGTTGGCTCGGGCACGAGCCGGATAGACGACACCCCAGGGGAAGGTGCCCGTTTCCGTCAGGAAGTTGAATTCCCATTCCTGGAGTTGCTTGGTATGGGCTACCTGATAGTCATCTACGAAGTAGACCACTCGGGTGGTTGCATCAACAATCTGCCATTCTTTCAGCGTGATCGGGGATTTGCACTTCAGCATCTCCTCATCGTCCCGGTCGAACAGGGCGATCATCGCGGCACGACGAATGCCTCCAGCTCGCACGGAATCGGCAATGAAGCAGCAGATGTCGTGCACTTCGATTGGACGCAGGCGTCGACCAACTGCATTGCGAAAGACTGCAGTAATCAGTTCAATGCAGCGACGCAATGGCTCCGGTCCCGGAGCTTTACCCCCGGTGGTGATCAGATCCGTCCCTTTCTCACGGATGTCTCGGTAATCGAAGACCGGCAGGGTGCCGGCTTTCAGGAATGCCTTGGCCACAACCTTGATGGCATCGGCCCAACCGATGATGGAATCCTGGATCTGGAACTTGTACTCACCATCCGATTCCGGAGCCTTCACTTTCGGCATCTGGGTGGTATGGCGCTTCTGGACCGAGTAGCCAGCACCAGTGCCACCGAGTAGCAGGAACATCAGTTCGGCGTATGCCCGGGTATGCTCGATGGGGAAATACGCACAGTTGAAGATGCGGTTCTCGGCCAGCTCGATGGGACGGCCACCAAATTGCATGGAACGCATGGACGGGAGGATCTTCTTGGAATCCACGAACTCGGTGTAAATCGCACGGATCTGATCAGCGAGTTGCGGGTACTTGCGAATGTGCATGTCCCGATTGCGATGGGAAATCTCGATGTAGTTTTCCCGGCGAGATTTCCCGGGCAGATATTTTGCGTACTTGTTGAATACGGTGATATCCGAAAGTGCTTTTTTGTCCATGGTGAATTTCTTCAATGGTTTCCTGTTGACGAAAAAGAGCCAAAATCCCCCAGGAGTGGGAATAATGGCTCTGGTTTGAATATGATTTGAATCGATGATTTGGGCTGAAAGAATCTCCAGCTTAATTCATTTGAATCATCCTTTCAAATAATCTGGATGTTCAAGTTGAGAAATTAACTGATCGATGAATGCTGCCCATCGCTTATATCGATGGTTACTACGTTGCGATACGATATTTCTGACGTTATCGTAATTCATGGTTACGATACGCCGTTGTAGGTACCCTTCAGGCATGTTTTCCTTGAGCCGCACAATGTCGGATTTCAGATCAGACCACTGAGCAATAAAACAGTCCATCGTGGCTTGAGTTGTTCCCTCTTCAAAATCACCATACGTCGGAGGACGTTTCGCCAAGGTGTGCATGGTTGATTCTGACTGTGCAACCGTACCCACTTTATACGTGTCGAATTCAGCCCAGAAACATCGGGGGGCTTCAACATCAATCCAGAGTTGAATTTGACGGATGAACTTATTATGGCCCCCGTCCATTGGTGCGAGCAGTACTGCTCGTTTTTCTGCCCGTTCTCTTTTGGTTTCCCACCATTGATTAGGGTCTTCTGCCCGATCTTTAAAACTATAGGCCATCCCTCTTAGTGCAATGTCGTGGCCTGCTTCGAGGAGTACATCTACTTTCATGTTTTTCCTTATGGCATGTTTTCCCAAAAGCGATTGCCTTTGGATTTGTTTTCTGAAAGAGAAATCAGTCTCATGTTACCTTCCCAATTTAAGCCACTAACAACGTGAGTACCTTCCTTGTTAACCCCCTTGAGTGGGACAATGTGATCCACACTGAACGGTTCACCGAACAAGACGGAGGCTTCTGCTGCCGCTTTCTTTAGCTGCATTATTGCTTGGTGATTATCCCATTTAGGGGTTGCTTGTATGCACGCTGCGCGGCGCTTTTGTTTCTTTGTCCAGTAAAATGGTCATGGTTTTCCTTGGTTAATGTGGTTGATTGAATCTACGTGTAAACTCCGTTTTATTGAATAACTGGAGTTGGACGATGGCTTGCACTGAAATTGTGTGTGGTACTGGGGGTTGGACTGGACCAAAACCAGGAGATCCTGATAATAATTCAGTGCTTTCTGCTGATTCCGCCTTTGGGGGGATTTCTGTAAGTTGGCTATTTCCAACCATTAACCCACACGCAGTGGCTCACACGTTGGTATTCCGCAGTTTTACTACGGATGGTTCTGTCGCTGAATTTGAAACGGCCACCCAATATATCGTAGTCAATGGTAACTACTTTTTTGATCAACTTGATGATCCATCGATCCGCTATACCTACTGGATCCGATTTGTTTCAGTTAATGGAACATACGGAGAGTTGATTGGGCCTGCTTCAGCATATCCACGTTCGAGTATCCAAGAAACCATTGCAGCTCTGGTGGGTAAAATCGATTCAAGTAAGCTGACTCAGGAACTCAAGACTGAAATTGAGCGGATACACCTTCTTGACAATAAGATTCTTGAAGAAATTCAAGATCGAATTGCAGCGAATCTTGGTTTGGAAAGTGTCATGGAGGCTACACAAGGTAGCCTGGATGAAGCTTTTCTCCTGCTTCAACAGGAATCCACCTTACGGGCGGAGGCCGTTGCTGCTTTAGTGAGTGCTTTGCAGACTGAAGTAACTGAGAGAATTTATGCTGTGTCTGCTGAAATTCAGGCACGTAACGAGGCGATCAATCAGGAAGCTACTGATCGGAGTGAGGCTATCGTTGCTGAACAACAAGCACGCGCAGCAGCGATCCAGGCCGAAGCAGAGTCACGTGGTTTGGCTATCAGTCAAGAGGCGTACCAACGTGCACAACTTGCTGATGAAAATGCCACCGCTGTTCTGCAGTCCGCACTTACGATTCATCAAGAACTGACGAATCGAGCGGAAGATATTGCACTGGCACGGTTTGAGCTGAATGAGAATCTGCAGGCTGGGTTATCGGCAGAAGCTTCTGCACGCCTGACGTTAGCTGCAGCAGTCTCCGACAATGCGGCTTCGATCCTGTCTGAGCAAACTGCCCGTGCTGATGCCAACTCAGCAATGGCGCAGGACATTTCAAACCTTGTTGCAACGTCGAATGCAAACGCTGCAGCAATCACGAATGAAGCGACTGTCCGAGCAAATGCTGATTCAGCACTTGCTACTCAGATCAATGCTTTAGTTGTGTCAGTTGGTAATAACGCTGCCGGGATTGTGACTGAGCAAACGGCCAGAGCAGACGCGGATACCGCCTTGGCCAGTCAGATAACGGCACTCACTGCTGCTGTAGATGACAACCTTGCTGCGATTGTTGCAGAGCAAAATGCGCGTGCGGATGGGGATACGGCTGAAGCGACACAACGGAATCTGCTGGCAACTCAGATGCGTGGGGGCTACGCAGGCAACGACTTGGCGCAAATCACATCAGGGCTGTTGTACCAAGAGCGTATTGCTCGGGCAACTCAAGACAGTGCGCTGGCCCAGCAGATCACACTACTGTCTGCCGGGGCAGGGGAGCAATTTGACTGGAAAACCATCTGGTACTTTGACGAAGGTGTTGAAGGCTGGACAGGAAATGGTACGCCGACCGTAGCGAATGGCTGGCTACGCCCAGCAAACCAGGCATCCAGTGCCCACGTTATCTCACCTACTGGGGTTGCTTCGGATGGTAATCAGTATGGTCAAGCCCGACTGCGTATCCGTAAGATCGGTAACCCGGTGTTTGCAGGGTATATCTGGTGGAAGGCTATAGGGGATAGCACTTGGGAAACCTCACGTAGATTTGCATTGGATGCACCTACCTATGATGCTAATGGTATCGGGCTGATTACTGTCTCTCCAGCATGGGCAATCGAGATTAACCAGATCCGGATTGATCTGTCTTCTGTCCAATCGGCGACTGATTATTTTGAAATTGACTGGGTAGCGATTGGCCGTCCTTCTCCTGGGGCGTCATCAGCACAATTGTTGGAAGAACAAACGACTCGGGCAAGTGCAGATGCTGCCGAGGTATCGGCCCGTGAGGTGTTATCAGCAAAACTCACTGGTACCACTGACCCAGGTAGCCTAACCCTTGGCACACTGTCTTCTGGCTTGATCTATGATGAGCGCCAGGCTCGGGCGTCCCAAGACTCTGCTTTATCTACGCAGATCACTGGTTTGTCCTCTACGGTCACGAATAATCACACCACGGCCATGGGGGCGATTTCCACTGAGTCGACCACCCGAGCGACAGCGGATAGTGCCCTGGCAAACCAGATCACAGCACTGTCGGCTACGGTCAATTCCAATACTGCAGCGATTACGACAGAACAGGGTGCGCGTGCTAGTGCAGATGCTACTGAAGTCTCTGCGCGTGAAATACTAGCTACCAAAATGGTAGGGACAACTGATCCAGGCAGTTTGACGCTCGCTACCCTGGCATCCGGATTGCTGTTCGAAGAACGCCAAGCACGGAGCACGCAGGATACTGCTATTGCCTCAAGTGTTTCGTCATTACAAGCCACGGTGACGAGTAACTACGACACACTGAATTCGGCGATAACAAGTGAGCAGAACGTAAGAGCAAATGCTGATTTGGCGGAAGCATCTGCCCGGGAGTCGTTATCCACGAAGATGACTGGATTGACTGATCCGACCTCAGCAGATCTTGGTACCCTGACCAGTGGCTTGATCTTTGATGAGCGGCAAGCCCGTAGCACAGCAGATTCCGCGATGGCGTCTGAACTTTCTATTCTCGCATCCACGGTAACTACGAATCACACTACTGCTCTGGGCGCTATCACTACAGAGTCCAATACCAGAGCAGCTGAAGACGCAGCGAACGCTTCGCAGATCACTAATTTGATGTCAACAACGCGGGCGTTGGATAAGGATACGGACGATAACGCATGGTCCATCCTAAAAAATGTGCTGACTACAGAGAAGATACACTCGCTGACCCGTGAGACGCTGGCGACGATTCAGCATGAGTTGAATACCAAGGTTACAGAAGGTTTGCTTGCTGAGGCAACTGCTCGCACTGTTCTTGCTACGTTAGTTAGTGCTAATGCAGCCGCCCTTTCATCAGAATCGATGACAAGAGCCACTGCTGATTCTGCTATGGCAACCCAGATTGACACGTTGGTTGCGGTATCACAAGATACGGCTGCGTTGATCAGTGCAGAAACCACAGTTCGAACGAATGCAGATAATGCCCTCGCTCAACAAATCAATGAGCTGGGTACTGCTGTGGACGACGCCTACGCTACGTTAACAACGAACTACTATACGAAGTCCCAGACGGATAGCGCGATCTCATCCGCAAGTGAGACGTTGACCGCAGCCTATGAGGCTGCTGATGAAGAGGCGTTGGCTCAAGCGAACCAATACACTTCGACATTTGCGTATGCCAAGGATGCCACATACACCCGTGCTGAAGTGAATGAGTCGACTGCGGCGGCACAACAGACCTTGATTGCCGACTATCGGAGTAATGGGGTCAAGGTGTATCGGGAGGACACAGCACCGACACAGAGCACCTATACCCTTCCTTTAGCAAACGGAACACTATCAGCCCCCTTGCCACGTCTCAAAGAAGGGGATGTTTGGTATAAAACCAGTGATGGTAATAAACCGCATACCTGGAATGGGGCTGCTTGGGTGTACTCCCCAGATACGTCAGCTGCAGTAACTCAAGCGTATATCTCTAATCTGGATTCCGCGCTGGCAACAGCAGATTCCGCCAATATCAATTCTGTGCGTCTTGCAGTGGCTAGAATGGATATTCCTGAAGCCAGCCTGGATGCTCGATTGGCGGAAGACTATGAAAGTATCGTTGGACCAACCGGAGCGTTGGCTGCAAAAGCCAGTTACATGCTCGCTAGAGTGGATGACAGTTCTTCCAAGGTATTCAGACAAGCTACACCTCCTACGCGGAGAAGCATTGACCCTGAAACTCTCGAAAATGTGCCACTCCGGGGGGGAGATGTTTGGTTTGACACGGATGATGGCAACAAAATGTATGTCTATTCCGGAACAGAATGGGAGGTTTCTACAGATACTGCAATATTACAAAGCATTGCAGATACTAATGCCTACATCACTGAGGTAGACACTACTCGTATTGGTTACTGTGTTTTGAATAATAAAGCCACAGATCATACGACGAAGGCTGTCTGTGAAGCTGCAGGAGGTACGTGGAATGTAGGAATCCCTATGGCTTCAGCAGTGAAGCAAGTGGGTGTTACAACAGATTCCAGCGCCCTTATTACTGTAGAACAGGCGGTGCGTACTGTAGAACACTTGGGTGCGCTTTATTCCGTCAAGCTAAACAACAATGGATTGGTTGGTGGGTATGGGATATATAACACCGGGGAGGATGTGCAGGCTGCTTTTGATGTAGATTCTTTTTGGGTAGGCAGGTCTGAAGAGGGGAAAATTAAGCCATTTATAGTCGATGGGGATACTGTTTTTATCTCGAATGCAGTTATCCCTACCATTCAGTCAGATAACTACAGCCCAGGTGTTGCAGGGTGGAAGATCCATAAATCTGGTTATGCAGAATTTGAAAACATTCGAGCACGGGGGGATATTCAAGCGACTTCCCTAAATGCAGCTATCGGTACTTTTACCGGAGAGTTGCGGGCTGCCTCTGGTACTTTTAGTGGGCAGCTTCTCGCTGGCGTGCTTGACCTGGCCCTGGCAGCAGGGGAGAGCCGCATATATGACCAACCGGGAACCTACAGCTTTACCGTACCAGAAGGGATGACGGCCATTCGCATCTCATGTATCGGAGCTGGGGGCGGTGGTGGGGGCGGTGGTGCGATGGGTAGTCAAGGAGCATCAGGCGGCGCTGGTGGTGGTGGTGGCGACGCGGGTTCCGTTGTTGCTGGGACATATCTCGGCGTTACACCAGGGTTGGTGCTGAGTATCATCGTCGGCGAGGGCGGGGCCGGTGCTGCGGCCAGCTCCCCGGTGAACGGAACAAACGGCGGTTCAGGTACAGTGGGCGGGATGTCCTATGTCGCAGGCTACCTGCAAGCGGCAGGCGGATCACCGGGACTTGGTGGCATGGGTG